GTGCTCGCTTGTAGCCTTCTGAGCCAACGCGAAAACCTTGGTTGGCCAGCTGCGTTTCCAGGCTTGACTGCTGACGCTGATGGATCGGATCCATGCGCGCCATGAGTTGATCCGCAATCTGGTTGCGGTAGTTGCTGTCAAACTGAGGCAATGCTGGGTTGTCGCTAGTCGTCAGGCTGCGTTGCAGGTTTTCCGTGCCGGTAGACCTGCGCAACGCATCATTCATGTTGGCGAAGTTGGCGTTCACGCCTGTATTGCCAACCGAGCCCTGAATGCCAGAGTTCATGTTGCTGAAGTTGGCATTGACAGGCGATGACGCGACGCTGCCCTGAATGTTGGACGTCATGCCATTGAACGCGGTGTTAACCGGCGTGGACTGCATGCCCGACTGCACCCCATTGGCCATGCTGTTGAAGTTGGTGTCAACAGATTGAGGGTTAACTCCTGTGGCAAGACCGTAGGTCATCGAGCCCACACCCATTTGTGGGCCGCCAAAGTTAAACCCGCCAACTACCTGGTTGTCGCGGGAATTGACATCAGTGTTTAGGCCGCGTGTGTAGTCAGCCACATTGCTTGAAAGCTCAGGCGTTGCGCTGGTGCCAGCCATTTGCGGCAGGTTGAAATAGTCAAAAGGTTGCGCATACTCGTTGGCCACACGCCCCATGAATCCGCTGGCCAGCTGCGAGCGGTCGTTCTGCAGGCCAATTTGCGAATCCAACGCAGACTGAAGGCCAGGCGCAAGTGACGTGTTCTGCGTCCAGGTCGTGACGTCCTGGCCGGTAGCCGGATCAACTGATTGACCCGTTGACCACGTTTGGCTGCCAAACGGCGTATTAATGGTCGGCCGATTGGCAAAATTTTGCGCGGTGGTCGCCTTTTCGGACGCCGCCGCTTGCGCTGTCGCCGCGCCCAAATAATCAGGCGCAGCCGGCGCCGAGCTTTTGCCGCCCATGCTTCACTCCTTTCAACCAGCGGCATTCGTTATGCCGCATCTCATACATCACACAATCAACAGTTTCCGCGATCTTTCGGAAGCCTAAACGCGGGTTTATTGCGTTTGCCTCATCGTTGCCTTTGGGTGTTAGGCCATACACGGCCTCCAAACCAACGGTGCAAAACGGATAGTCAAACGCAGCTCTCCAAAACGCCCGGTCCAACGAATGCGGGCCGTCAAAAGCGACGTGCATCCAGCATGCATGGGCCGTCCAGGCGTTGTAGGCAACCGCGCAAGCAATCGTGCCGTCGTCACGCATGGAACCGATGCACCGCACGTCGGTGCTCCACGGCACGTTTGTGCGCTTGTGCAGCCATTCCCAAACGATGGGTTGCTCGCCTTTCTTGTCGGTGACCAGCTGACGCGTCACGCCAAGCCCTCCATCATCAGAAGGTCGTCAAACCCGCCAATGCCGCCATAGTTGTCCTGTGGTGGCATTGCGTCTTCCGGCACGACCAGCAAGTCAGCAACCGAGTCGTATTGAGGCTCGCTGATTGGCGCCGTCACAACGGTTGTGTCTTCAGTGATGCCAATTTGTTGGGCAACATCTGGCGATATGCCAATGGCATCAGCCACCGTCACCGCGTCCACCAAACCAGTGTCGGGGCTTTGGTCAACAGGCGTGTCATCCACGGGCGAAGCCGGCGTAAATGGCGCCACAGAATCGTCGGGGTAAGAGGTAATAACAGGCTCAACCCACTCATCAATTGCTGGCTCAACCGGAGGGTTGGTGGGCTCAATAGGGGGCTCCACCGGCTCATCCGGCGCCCCAGGCTCAACCGGGGCGTCAGGCTCAATAGGCGGCGCCACAGGCTCAATAGGCGGCTCCACTGGCGGCTCCACCGGGGCATCAGGCTCGGTAGGCTCAACGGGGTTTACCGGATCTTTAGGCTGATCTGGCGGGGTGTCGCCAGGCAAATCAGGATCAACCCATTCATCAATCACTGGCTCAACCGGGTTTTTCGGCTGATCTGCATTGTCAGTATCGTCGGGCAATACCGGATCAATCCAATCGTCAATGATCGGGTCTACATAGTCATCAGGTTTGGTGACTTCATCCGGCACCACAGGGTCTTCTGTGTCCGGGTCTATTGGATCTACCCAATCATCAATAACAGGATCAACGATTGGATCGTCTGGCTCAACAGGGCCATCCGTGGAATCGTCTGGCACCGTGGGATCCACAGCGTCCTTCTCCACCGGATCCACAAGGTCAACCGGCGCTACAGCTTTGGGCACTCCAATTTCAATCGGTAGCTCAGGCTCAACGAAAATCTGGCCCTGGCCATCCGCAGCTGCTGCCGCCGGCTGTTTTGGCGTTGTCGACTTGGGCGCATACGCCAGCATTGACGGGCTGAAGATGTTGCCGCTTTTGCTCGAAGTGGACGGAACAAACGTCAGCGCGGCCTGAGTGTTGGGGCTGTTTGCCAACAGATTGAGCATTGCGCCAGGACTTACTGCATTCGTCGTTGGCGATCCGCGCAACGCCTGAATGAGGTTGCTGGAGTATTGGGTGGGCGCGTTAGCCATCACATCACCCCGCCAAGCTCAGTCATAATGTGCGAGCTGGTGAACACCGTGCTCGGCAAACCACGGACCTTCATGCGCAGCGCTGCGTAGTACCCAAGGCCGGTGGTGCCCACCCAGGCCTGGTAGGTGTTGGCATCACCCACCCAGCGCGCCACGTTCCACACCGACTCATCCCACCGTGCGTCCGGCGTTGCCGTGTACGCAGGCGAGCCCGCCACGTTGGAAAACGAGTATTGGGTGTTGATGCGGACCTTGACGCTGGGCGCGCTCGGCGCAATGAAAATTGGCCGCGCCATGCTCAATTTCTTGAGGTTGGCAGGCGTATCAAAGGATTGGAATGCGGTTTGGATGTCGCCCTGGATCGTGTCACCAGCTGTGCCATCAACCGTGATCTCGTCAGTGTCGCCATAGAACGCTTTGCCGGTACGGCCATCGAAGGTGCCGAAATACACCTGGCCGCCCAGCATCGTCGTGCAACGCATGGGGATGCCCGTAAACGTGCACCATGACCCGGTCACTACATTCATGGCGAACTGCGTATACACCCCGGCCTTGGCCGGTGGTTTGATGACCAGAATCTCCGATGCCGGCACCGGGAAAACTGACCAATACTTTTCGTCCAACAGCTCGGTGACCGCTTTCAACAGCGCCGGCTGAATCTTGGACGCGGGGCCGACCTGCACATCGGTGAATTGCCCCGACACCAACTTGGACATCGGCACCAGGCCAGCCGAGCTGACGATCATCACATCGCCACCAAAATTGGTGTAGTAGGTGCCATGCCTGGGCACAGGCCCCACATACCAAACACCTTTTATGCCAAACGTGCTGGTCGAGGTCGGGTCCGTGCCTTGCCAGACACCGATGTCGCCTTCAGTGCCGACTGCGATTAAATAGTCGTCAATGCTGAATCCAGCATCCATCGTCCAGTTAATAAGCGCAGAGATGCTGCCACCGTTGCGCAGCACGGCACCCATGGGAAAGCTCACGGCCGTGCCGGTCACAACATTTACCGCGTCGAGGTAGTAGACGTTGGTGTCGTGCTCGCACGTAAACCAGACCCGCTCTTTCCAAACCATGACCGTGCGAGGATTGGAAGGCAGCCCTGTGACGGTACGCTGAACCCAGCCGCTTGTTGCGTCATAAGTCCAATACCCAGCGCCAGGCGAGACAGCCAACAAGAACGTGTCGCCAGTGGTGGCGAACATGGTCGTATTCCACTCGTCTTCATCACTGCCTGTGCCCGACACAACGACGGTCGCCGGGTTTGTGGTGACGTCGTAGATGTTGCCATCGGCCGCGCCAAACACTTTGTCGTGTGCTCCGTCTTGCGACTTGAACGCGAAGACGGACTCCATGGGCAAGCTGATGGTGTCGGTGTTGACCTGCCAGCCCTTACGCAGCTCCACGCCCTGTTGACGTGGAATGAAGTTGTTGAGAATCAGCGCATCCCGAGGATCCATCGCACTGATGGGGTCGCGGTAATTCAGACCGCCAACGGGTGCAGGAATGTTGAAGACCTGAGCAGTCCTGGCAGCGGCGACTCTCCGCGGAGTCTTAAACGGAGCAAGTGGCACCAGCGGCATGGTCAAATCCCATAACCAGTGTCAGGCGTGTTGATTAAAGGCTGGATGTACGGGAATCGGAAATCCCGCGCCATTGACAGCACCGGCGCACCCTTTTCGCGCTCCTTTCGATTGTCCAAAGCATTTTGGAAATCACGCATCGCAGCACTGCTGTCCAGGCCCTTCATCTCCAGCCACTTGACGCGGGTAAATTGCGTCATCACCACCGGGTCCAGCAAAATGATGTCGCCATTTTTGTTTGCGCGGTTTTTGTACAAATCAGGGTTGTCCTGATCGCGCACCCAGGCGTTGGATTGGTAGAAAAAGTTGAAAATCTGCGTCGTGCTTGGCGGCGCGAGGATGTACAGCTTGTTGTCGCGCACCTGCCAGTAAAACGACAGCGTGGGCAACGTCGGCCGGATCAGAAGCTGTTGCCACATTTGTGGCGACACGGGCCCCAAGGCAGGGAACCGATTGGTTTCGTTCCACTGGGTCTGATCCACCCAATCGTAGAAGTCCGTCGGCAGCGTGAACGACTTTTCAGTCTGTCCAGCGGTGTCGGCAGTGATGTTGATCTGGTAGTTCTTGGTCAGCTCCTGCCAGTCATACATCGACAGCAGGTCAGCGCCGGCCATGTTGACCGACTGCACCATCTGCAGCACTGCAGGGTCATCGCTGCCTGCCGGGTCAGCCGGGACGGGATAGCCCACCATCGCCGCCACGTTCTGCACAATGGCAGACAGTGACGACTCGTCGATGATTTGATAGCTGGGCATCCCGTTCCCCCTTTAAGCCTCGACCTCTTCGGTCGTCTTGCGACGGCCGCCCACTTTTGACATCAACGCGGCCATTTGCTGCTTGAGCGTTTCGATCTCGGCGTCACGCTGCGCGAGCTCTTGGTTCATGCGCTCGATGGGAGCATTGCCTGCAGCCACTTCCAAGAAAGCCTTGGCGCGTTGCTTGTCAGCATGAAAGCCCATGAACTTCTGACCCAGGTTGTCATTGGCTTCCGCGAGCTGCTCGACTGTGAGGATCTTGAAATACTTGTATTCCTCGATCTTTGCGGGAGTCATGCTGGGCAAAGACGACAACGGCGTGCCCACAACAGCTTCAGCCTGGCCAGACTTCCACTTGTCGTAGCGAGCTTGGAAACGCTGAATGTCCTGCTCAGTCACAGGACGCTCAACAACGCTTGACTTGTCGCCAGGCACATAGATCTTGACGTAGTCGGTTTCCTCATACACGGCGCGCCCGGCTTCGCGGCTTTTGGCTGCGTGAAGGCGCGGCTTGCGCAGGAATTCGACATACAGCTTGTTGTCATGCGCGTAGCGCGACTCATCAGGCTGGGGCATGTCGCCCAATTCAGAAAAGTCAGTGGGGGTGGTGGGTTGATACATTTTTTCTCTCTTGTGGTGGATGAATTAGGCCGCGACGGCCCAACAGTAATCGCCAGCGACCATTGCTCGGCCGGAGCGATTGACCCAGCCCGTGGTCACGGCTGCGCCGTTAGCCACTGCGCCGGTTGCGGTGACGTACCGAGTGCCCTTGGAAGAGCCATAGGTAGATCCCAACGCATAGACGGTCCCTGCGGAGGCATCGCCAATGCGCGCCGCGGTAAACGCGGACGCCGTGGCGGTTTGCTGTGCAGGTTGACCAGACCAGTTCGCGCCCACACCGATACCAGTGCAAAGCGCGCCCGTGTCTTGACTTGCCGTGGCGTCGCAGATGGCGCCGTCGGTTTCGTAGGTAGCGGACATGGTGAAGTTCTCCTGTGAAAGTCAAAAAGCCCCTTGGGTGAGTCGCCCCGCCCAAGGGGAAGGGTGACCCACCACAGGCCCACCAAAATCAGTTCTGGATACGGCCTTGGAATTGCGCGCCAGAGCTGGTCAAGTTGCCGGCCCAAGCCAGGATCTGAACTTCAGCGTCCTGGTTGATCGCATAGCGACGGTTGGGCGACAGCGGAACCATGTTGCGCTGGGCGTGCGGACGCCAGAAGAGGTACTTGGTGTTGAGGAAGAAGCCAGTCGACGACGGGCAATAACCACCAATACCACCATCGAGCACCACGTCGGCATCCATGAACTTCACGGTCGGGAAGCCCAGGTTGGCCGAGTTGGGATCGGTGAAGCGCTGGATGGCCTGCAGGCTGGCCATGTAGTACGACCAATACACGGTATCCAGCACGATCAGATCGGGCCGGTCAGCGCCGCGCACGGTGTTACCCCAAAGGGTATTCATTGCGGCTTGAATCGTGTTTGCTCCTGGCGTGACGCTTTGCACGCTGAAGTCGTACAGCTTGGAACGCCAGAAGGTCCAAGTCGCACGGTCGATGCCACCGTAGGTGCCAGTCGTGGGGTCAGAAGGCACAGCGGCGTTCAAGCCAGTAACTTCCTTGCCGCCTGAGCCGGTGCCGTCGGAATAGATTGACTGAGCCAGCTTGTTCATCATCGTGCTTTCGGCCACGTTGAGGCGGCCTTCCAGCAAGTCGATCATCTGCTCCTTGCCAGCGTTTTGCAGCATCTCCAGGCCGGAAATGACCACAGGGCAGGCCAGCTGTTTGATGTTGTACTCAGCAGCGCTGATGACGTCCTGAGCGGCAACAGGCAACAGGTCATAACCTGAATAGAAGCCGGCGTTGGCGTTTTCAGCGAACGACAGTTCTTGCAGGATGGTGTTACCACCAGAAATCGTCTTGACGTTGCCGCGCTGGTTCAGCTTGGCAAGCAGGGCGTTGTTCTTGGTGACGTTGTCCGCGATCTGACGAGAACGCGATTGGATGGTCGTTGCGACAATATCTGAAATGTTTGGGAATGACATGGTGAAAGCTCCACAAAAAAATGGAATTACGGGGTGACCCCCGCGCCAGATTTGTGTGGCCTACGCAGACCTTGATCAGTCCGGTGTTGTCGTAGGTGGGAGGACGACGCCTCTCCTATGAGCTTTCGGTGGCTGTCGGTGCTTTGGGCACACGCGGTGAGAAGTTCGCACCTCTCACCATGGTGTGATTAGAACATCACCGCGCAGACAGCGCAATTGCCTGCTCAATAGCAGAGCGCACGCTGTCAGGGGCCCCACCGTTAGGCGCTGCAAGCGCCGGGGCGCCCGAAACACTCACGGCTGCCGACCTGGCGCGCTGCACTGCAGCATTTCCATTCTGGGCTGACTGCGCTTTGGCACGTTGCTGCAAAACTGAGCGCACCCGCGGATTGGCCATGCAGGCCTGTCGGTATGCGTCCTGCAACGTGAGCTCACGGCCACGCCTGGCGGCAACTTCCATCAAATCAGCCATTTCATCGCGCACGTCATGCCCGAATTCGGCTTTTCCCAAAAACGACTCAACCTCGCCAGCAGCTTGATTGGCCAACTGGTGCTGTTGTGCCGCCTGCATCTGCTGAAACTGAGACATGAACTGCTGCACGGGCGCGAGCTGCTGCTGAACTGCTTGCTGCAGTTGCATTTGCTGGTGATCCACCTGGGGCACTTGCCCAGCCAAGGCGCCATCCAGCATTTCAATGAAGTTTTGGCCAAACCGACCGACGCCAAATTGCTTGACCATGCCGGCGACCAGGTGCGCGAGCTCCGGGCCGGTGCCCGTGCGCAGTTTGACTGCGGTGGACATCAGGTTGTCTATAGCCTGCAGCGGCGTGGCGTTTTCGGCGCGGATGTAGGCCTCATACGGGGCAAAAGCCCGGCTGTAAGCCTCAGCCACCTTGCGTGCTTCGGCCGTCTCTTGCAGGGTGCGCTGCACCTCATGCTCGCGGCGCGCCACCTCAGCGCGCACATCAGGCGGCAACTTGGCCCAATGCTCCCTGATTTCGGGGCGCCATGACGCCGGCGCGCGCTCCGGCTGGGTTTTGGGGCCCGATTTCGGACCAGGCGTGATTTCGGTTGATTGCGCAGCTTCTGGCTTCTCAGCTTTCCTGAACTTGCCCTGCTCATCACGCGGGCGGCCTTCAGCCAATGCATTCAGGTCGGCACTTTCAGCGGCCGCAGGCGCGTCATTGACATCGGTTTGCAGCTCAAGCTGCGATTCTGCAGCCGTGACAGGTTCAATCGAGGCAGCCGCGGGCGCTGCAGTTTCCGGTTCTGACGTATCAATGGCTGACGCGATGGCATCGCGCAGGCTGTCTGTGGTGGGTTGGCTCATCGACTTCTTTCTTGGAGGTGGTGAATGGCACGCTCAATGTCCTGGCGCCTGAACGTGCCACCTTGTGTGTACAGTCGCTCACGCTCCTGTTTTGCTTTGGCCCAGGTGTCTTTGAAATCGTCGGTCGTCGTCACCCCAGTCGCACGCATGTACTCGCGGTGCTTGGTCCGGGTGCTGATGTCAGTGCCATCAGGAGCTCTCACCCCGTCGTAATGTCGATCCCCCCACAGGACGCCCGCATCAGCACGCAAAGGCTGCCGGTCATCGTCAGTGACCTCGATCATTTCGTAGGGGGGTTCTTTGCTTTGAATGAAGCGGCGGCGGGTCATTGGTCCTTGTCCTCATCTCTTTGCGACTTCTTGCGCAATGCATTCACGGTGGCGTTCTTGATTTCTCTCTCCAACACCTTGCCCACGTCTGGGGCCTCATTTCCCGTAAATCCGTAATACAACCGACGCCAGTCGCCACCTTCTTTGATCGGAGCTGTGCCGGTGTAGCCCAATTCTTTGTGCGCAGTCAGGGCATCTTGGAGCTCGTTGAAAGATTGCCGAGGCAACTTGCGCCAATCTGGGTGCGCCATTTCATGGGGCTCAATTCGCCCGCGATAACGGTCCCACAAACGCCACTGTTCAGGGAACAATTCGATGGCTGGATTGGCGCCGCGAGACTCATCAACGTAATCCATAACGCGCCGGTAGTACGGTGAAGCCACCGTAAACTTCTCAGGCTCATAAGCCAACTTCTCAGGCATCAGCTCTGGCGGCACATTCGGATTGAGCTCGCCACCCTTCATGCGGTACTTCCATTCAGGGTGTGAAGAGATGACGCTGATTGCTGCCTCTTCTTCACTCATCGGATTCTTGCGACCCTTGCTTTCAAGCAGACCTTGCACGCGGGCCGCAAACTCTGGGTCCTCCTGCATCAGGCGCGGGTAGTTGTTGCGAATCATGTGCAGATCCACAGCGCTGGTGTTTGCCTTGGCCAAATCTGTCCAAGGGACACCAAGCGACGCGGTCTTGACTGACAAACCGGGCACCTGGTTCATCACTCGCCAACCCACTTCGCGCAACGTCTCATCACCCTGGGGCCTGAACATTTCTGGGTTGTCGCGCAACAATTGCGCAAGCCTGGCCTGATGCTCAATGGCTGCAGTGCCTTTGACGCCCAAGCCACCTCGAGACGCAGCACCAACACCGGATTCAGCATCCATCGCGGCAGCCAGGCCAGGCTCACCAACACGTTTGGCCAGCTGGTCCAACTCTTCAGGATTGCGCACGCGGAAACGCTGGGCCAAGAACTCGTTGGGCGTCAGCGGAGCATTGGGTGATAACAGCGCAAAGTTGAGGTCATTGAACGTGTCAACCGGGTCATGTGGACCCTTGCGTTCATAGGTGCGCAAAAACTTTTGCATCAGTGCGTTGTGAACGTCCTGAGGCAATGCGTTGGGATCAAAATTGTTGGCTTTGATGCGAAACAGGTCAGGAATGGTGAACTTGCCTTCAAGGCCACCAGGCACCATGATTTCTTTGCGTGTCGTCAGGTCAGAAATGCCTAGCGATTGCATCGGCGTTTGACTCATGTCGACACCGTGCTTGGCACCAAACTCCAGCCAGTCCTTGTCCGTCATTTCTGTTGGACTCTTTGGCAGTGTTTGGGGCTCTTCACGGTAGCGGGCCCGGTTTTCCAGCGCGGTTTCTACTTCGCTGCGCGGAACGGTGCCACTGCCCTTGAGGCGTGGGTCAGCCTTGAAAGACCGAGCGATGTCTGCCTCAGCCTCAGGAACAATCGCGTCCACTTTGGCGCGGTTCAAATTCTTGATGTTCCGGCGCAGCGCACCAATCGTCGCGCTGGCCTTGTCACCAGCTCGAGCTGCAAGGCTTGTGGGGCCGCCACTAGGCACTGGCATCAACATGGCCAAATCAAGCGTTTCTGGCCTGATCTGAAGTGTTTGCCCCTGACCTGAGGTCATGCGCTCGCCGTAGGCAAGACGTTCAGCACCCTCAGGCGAGCGACCTAAAATCATGTCGCCCAACTTGATCCCGCCAACAAGCGGCGCGCTTTCTGGGACTGCTACCTTGTTGCCAAATTCACGCGCCGCACGCAATGCATCAGCAAGACTTGATGCCCAGGGCCTGCGCACTGGTGTTGGTTCAAGGTAGGTTTGGTCCATCACACCGCTCCAGCGTTACGCTGACGCAAGGCCTGCACTTGCATTGCCTGCTTGAGCATCGGCGTGCCTTTGTCGGCCTGGTTGTACTCCTGCCCAACTTTCTGCGGCACGCCAGCCTTGGCGGCAAACTTTGGATCGTGGGCAACCGCGGCCATAAATCGGGCCTGCTTGGCTGAATGACTTGGCATCACTTCCTCACTTCAGGAATTGGAGCTTGTAAAGCGTTTCTTCGTACTGACCCACAATCTCGTCAATGACGTTGTGCAGGCTTGAATACTTGCGCGCAACCATCTCATCACGGCACTCATCGATGTACTCCATCTGTTGACGCAACACCTCTTTGATGTCGCCCTCGTACTCGTTGTCCAGCAACGGCACCTCAAGCAGCTCGGCAAACCGGCCTTGGTAGCGCTCAGTGAACTTGTCGGCCAACGAAATGATTTCCGAATAGAACTCACCCAAAGCCACATGCTTGGCATAGCTGCCTTCGCCCTTGGCCTTTAGATGCGCCTTGTGCGCAAGATCGCGCGCCAGGAACAACAGGCCCACAAATTCGCCAGCATTCATCGACATATCAACCTCACTGCATTCCAGGCATTGAGCCGGCAGCTGGCGGCAACATCGGGTTGGGCTGCATCGTGGCCATCTGGATGGCCTTCATGCGCGCATCCATCTCCGTGTTGGCGGCCTTGGCCATGCGCTCCTTCGCTCCCGCCTGCTTCTCGGCCACTTCAGCCTGCTGGATTGGGGACGGTTGGGGCGGCTGTATGCCTTGTTGTGCCAGCTGCGTGATAGCCTGATCCAAAACGCCTTCGATCTCGGTGCTCACCCGGAACTTGCTCACGCTCCACTGCAGCAGACGCAGCAAATAGGGCGCAGCACCAGGCACGCTTTGCGCCATCGGGGCCACCTGAGAAATGAACGCTCCCAAGCCCTGCATGAACTGCACGGCAGCATCACGCTCGGCCGCCCAATCAAGTGCGGCCATCGAGTCAGCCTCGACATTGATGCGGTATTGCGCCACATGCTCGTCCTTGAGCAGCTGCAATGCCGCTGGCGCCATCTGAGCATCAGGGGTGCGGTCAATGTTGGAGCGCGCCACCATGGTCTGCGGCTGCCAGTGCTTGCAGATGATCTCGGCCTTGATGCGCAACGCCTCAGAGATCCACTGCGCGATGTAGAACTGCATCAGCTGCACACGCGTGCTGCCGAATTGCGCCTTGATCTGCTGCGCCGTGGCCGTCTCGGAAGCCCTGGAGCTGCCGCGCATGATGTCGCTGACGCCCAAAATCTCGTAAATCTGCTGGACTTTGTCCTGGCGGTAGACCCGCAGGTTGTTGATCGCGTTGACCACCTGGTCAATCGGTGCCCAGTCCACCTTGCCCTTGATGCCGCCGCCTTCAGCAAACATCGCCCAGTTGTCCACAGGGATCAGCTGGTTCTCGCTGCCTTGGTTGAACATGCGCTGGATGCCGTCAGCCCCACGGTCATACACACCCACCACCTTGGCCGCACGCGTCAGCCAAGTGATCCGGGTGTTGATCTCATCGAGCTCATTGAATTGGTCCTGGGCGAAGATGTAGTCAGCCCGAGGCATCAGGTTGGAGCTCGTCACGTTGGCCATCAGTGGCCGCGGGCACGGGAAAAACCCTTCCAAGTCCAACGGATCGTCCTTGACATCCAAAATCGTCAGCGCGCCCTGGGCATACCAGTAGACTTTCTTCTGCTCCTTGCACCAGATCTCGAAAACCTGCGCCTTGTTCCAGACGTCGTACTGAGGCAGGTTGTTTTGGTCGGTAGCCTTGACGACCTGAATCGGCACACTGTCGGCAATCTCCTTGCCAAAACGCGCCTCCAGCTGGTCTTTGGTCATGTAGACGCGCCGCGCCACCCACCGGACCTCATTCCAAGTGCGTGCTGGCGACCAGAAGAAGTCCTGCCAATGGATGTAATCCACCGGCGCGTCCTCTTCGACAATCCTCTCCTGCGTGTAGGCTGGCACCATCTCGTTGCCAAACTCGTCCAGCGTGGCAGGCACTTCCTCCTGCTCAATCTCGACGTCGTAACGCAGCCAGATCTGACCCATGCCCACAATCAGCCAGTCCTCAATGCCTTGGCGGACTGCGTCATCCCACTGTGAGATGTCTTCCTCAAAGCCACGGTTGAGGATGCGCTGCAGGATGATTCCCGCCACCCGTGCTTGGTCGTCTTCAACGTCCAAGAACGCCCGACTGACGTCAGCCTTGGGCGGGCGGGCGTACAACATCGACAACATGACCTTCATGGTCGACCAGAAAAGGTTGACCTTGCTGTCGTCCTTGCCCCAGGAGTCACGCTCATCCAAGTACCGCTTGGTGATGCGCTCGCCTTGCTTCTGGAACTTCTCCAGCTCCTTCTGGGACGCCTCAATCTCAGTGCCCCAACGCTGCTGCAAGCCCGCGGGCGTGTCAGCAAAATCGCTGGTACTTGTGATCTTTTCCTGTTGCTCGATCATCCGATCCTCGCTGTGGGTTGCGGGCCGGTGT